ATTTTTATCCTTTCAGCAAAATGTTCTAATGTATAGTTCTTTCGTGACTTCCAAGTTAAGTCATCACCTATATCATATAAAGTTGCTTTTTCTTTTCTATCGGATCTTCTCAATCCTCTACCAATTGATTGTAGTACTCTAATCTTACTTTTACTCGGTGAGGCAAAAATAACATTATCAAGGTTTCTAATATTGATACCTGTTGAGAAAGTACCATAGCTAGCAACAATAAGCGAATCAGTTTCTTGTTCTACAATACCTCTGATTCGTTCTCGTTCTTCTGCTTCCACTCCACCGTGCACTAAGAAGGTAGGTTTATCATTTATAAGATTCTTTTCATCCTCTATTAATTTGAATAAAACCTTTCCGTGCTTTTCAACGAATTGATAAAGTAAAAGTGTATTACCTTTCAATCCATAGGCAAGATTTTTTATAAATCTATTACGAGCTGGATTGCCAACTAGGAAATCTACCTCGTCTTGATATTTATCTTTTTTATGAAACTCTTTTGCAAGCATATTATGATTTAATATAATGGCCTTTATTTTAAAGTCTGCTAAAGTTTCTGAATCAATTAGTTCTTTAGTTGTTGTGACTTTCTTTACGGATCCAAACAATCCTTCTAATACAAGTTTATGTGTTTGTGTACCATCTAAAGTACCAGTAAATCCTATCCTGTTAGGACAATCAATTAACTTACTCATTAATGAAGTTAATGATTTAGCTTTGTATAAATGCGCTTCGTCTCCTAATACTGTCTTAAATCTTTTAAACCAACCTTTTGGTTGTTTGTATATTGATTGCCATGTACTAATAGTTATTGGTGCTGTGACATTTTTATCTTCACCTGCAGATATAGTTTGTATCATTCCTTGTGGAAGTCCATATTCTAAGAAATCACTTTTCATTTGTTGTACTAATCCTACAGTTGGTACTACAATTAATACCTGTCCTACATTCCAAAAGTATCTTGCTAATGCATATATGATTAGAGACTTACCACTTGCTGTAGGAGATAAAAGTAATGCTCTCTTATTTCTTACTGCATGAGTAAATGCTTCTACTTGATAATCTCTTGGTTTAAAAGGTAGTCCTAGTCCTCCTAAGTGTCTCTCAGCATCTGCTATTGTAAACTCAACACCATTAAATCTTGGATCATCTACCTCAAAATCTAAATCTCTTTCTGCTGCAAACTGTTGAACATATGGAAGTAATCCTGCATATAGATTTCCAGTTGAACTATTGTATAGTCTAATCTTTCCGTCCCAGAACCTGTTGCGAACTTGAGGCATAAACTGAGCACCAGGAACATCAAAAGTGAAGTATTCACTTAGTTCCTGTGCTGTTCCTAAGTCACAACGCACTTTCATATGTACGTCGTTTACATATTCAATCTGCATTATCTGTCTAAAAGACTTCTTACGCCCTCAACTATTGCATAAATTATTAGTCCCCATATAACTATGGATCCAACTATTTCTACCACATACCATGGAAAGAAAAATATATTAAGTAATGATTGCATTATACCCCCATCTTGAATTTTTCCCAATCAATAGCAGCTTTTAGATTGAAGCCTCTATTGGTTAGAGATTTGATTGCGCTATCTAAGAAATCTACTTTTTCTTGTTGATATGCAATCTTTAGTTTAAAATCTATAACTTCTTGATCAGAATCAATGTGTGCATCAAGATCAGCTTTTAGGATCTTGAGAGGATTAGGTTCCCATCCTCTTGCTTTCATATCATCTCTATCCATATTACCTTGAAGCCACTGAGACTTATCAAAGGTTAATTGCTTGAGTTCTTCTTGAAGTTTTCTAAGAACGAGACGTTCAGTACTATAAAATTTATAATACTTACTGTGCAGTTGAGGAATTTTATTTGCTTCCTCACCTAGTTCAGTACGGTCGATGTTTGCATCTTTCGACCACAGTTCGTGTAATTGATCTAATGTCATAATAAGTTCACCTTGGGTATAATATACTAGAAAGTAGTGTTTAAGTCAACACTAAACAGTTTCTATATTGTATACTCTATATCTAAATGAAGCTGTTGCTTCAACATAATCTACATCACCAGCTCTGACGTCAAAAGGAATGTCAGATAAGGATACTGGTACTATTTCCTTGAATGTACATTGTATGTTAGATTGCATTGCACTATTCAAGATCATTAAAGTAGCATCACTGAATACAGTATTACCACCTGCAGCAGAAGTTATGTTGTTTGAAATGTTATATATTTGTCTTGATTGATCATAGGATTCTGGGAAACCTAATGCAACCATCCAATCAAATAGTTCTCTATAGTTAGCAAGATCCTCATCTACTCTAAAAGATATTGTGAGATCCTGGAATGTAATATGATCACCAGCAAATGGTAATCTAGTAAATGGCGTTTGTGTATCAACCTCTCCTAGATTCAATCCTGGAAGATTGATAGATTGAATAAAGAAGTTTGTATTAGGCAACTTATTAATCATGAACTTAAACCCTAGTGGGCTTAGCATGTTAATGTTAGTTGGTGTTCCTACTACTTTATCTTTGGCCATAATAGTATTTATCTAACACCAGCACCATCTTTTGTAGTACACCATGCATGACTATCATTGACATTACCATAGTAAGCTATAACTCTAACTTCAATACTTTCTCTAGGACTATATCCTTCTGCTGTAGCTAAATCATCAAATCCAGAATGAAGTGTTGGAATGAATGGAGTCTCATCACTATCATAAGTTTTGAATACTAATATTTCATCTTTAGTCATCTTAGGATAATAATACCACTTATGATCTTCATTATAAGATGATTGATATATCTCAACCTCTTTTTCATCTACCTCTTGATTCTGATGATATTGCATTAAATCAGTAGGTATAAGTTCTTCTTCAGTTATTGATCTCTTATCACAAACAGCAAATGGTACATTCATACCATCAGGATCAAACCTTCTCCATATGTTAAATGCTTGAGCCCTTTCTGGAAATGTATTATACTCTTCAAATTTTGGTTTTAATTTATCATCCCAAAACTCTGTTGTAAAATCGTTGTGTACTAATCTATGAGCTTTCTTGATTGCAACATTAGCTTCTTGTCCAATAGCTTCACTTCTAACATTATGCTTAGGTATCATAATAATGAAATCTGCATTCGTGACAGTTAACATAAAGTCTTGTATCTCTTTATAATAAACTTCTTTTACTTCTTTAAAGTCATAAAAGTCTTTAGTGTTAGATTTATGCTCAAACAATTGAAACCCAGAAGTGTTTATTCCTAATCCTTCTGTAGTTCTTGCATCGTGAATGGTGACTGGTATATGTTCATATTCAGCATCACCGCCTTTATAACCTGGTCTGAGAATTGGTGTCTCTTCACCTGGTTCAAGAGGCTTTCTATAGATTAATTTAGATTGTACCATTGGCATCCCTCATATTATTTACTGTTTACAAAGTCGTTAAATTGTTTTGCAACATTGATAACATCTTGGGCCGTCATTGGAGTTGATAACTCCGTAGGATATTCTGGCCACGGAACATCTTTCTGTTCCTGTGCTCTACAAACCATATTGTGATATCTGTCTGTAATTGCGTTTCTGTTATCTTGCAATAACGCTTGTGCTTGTGAAAGCAATTCGGCTCTTATTTCATAGCCTGATTTTGAATCTGACATAATTCCTCCTGTGTGTATGTGTGTTACGTCAATATCGCCGGTGGGAGTCATGACTCCCCCGACTTGCATATCAGTATATGCTAATTGTATTTATAAGTCAACAGCTAATTGCTTATTGATTGTGATGATATCTTGAAGAAGATATCTTGCAGCGTCATTAGTATACTCAGAGAATCCATTCATATACATGAAGAATGATGGATCACGCTGAGCATCTTCATCATCTTGAACTACCCATCTAAGAGCTTGCATTCTATTCTCTGCACCAAGCTCTTGTTGGATCCAGAATAGTCTTTCTTCAAACTCTTCAAGTTTTTCAACTTCATGAGCTTTCTCAATCT